ATTGGAGATTATACCAATATAATCTATAGATCTTTGTGGGAATTGAAGTTCATGAATTACTGTGATAAGAATGAAAATATTATTAAATGGTCTAGTGAAGAAATTTGGATACCATACATATCTCCACTAGATAAAAGAATTCATAAGTACTTTCCTGATTTTTACATTAAGTACATAGACAAAGAGAAATCTATAAGTGAAAGTCTAATAGAAGTAAAACCAAAAAGGCAAGTTGTTGGACCTAAACTTGGCAAAAAAGTTTCCCAGAAACAAGTGTATGAGATAAAAGAATTTGCTAAGAACCAAGCAAAGTGGAAAGCTGCAGAAGAATTTTGTGCTGATAGAAAATGGAAATTCCAAATACTAACGGAGGATAACCTTGGCATATAAAACCATTTTCGAAGAAGTTAAAGAAAAATCAAATGCAGAATTAAAAGGAACTCCTTCTAGAGAATGGTATAGAACTCAAGTGTTTGCTGCTAAAACTATACAATATGAAAATGATCCTACAAAATTAATCAGACAAGAGAATTATGACCAGTCTGATAATGTTTTAAAAAGAGATCAAAATACAATGAGGGTATTCCCAAAATTGTTTAGTCTGATGCTCTTTCAATATAAAGCAAAGTATAGAGAAGAACTTCCATACTATGATAAATATCCTTTAGCATTTGTATTAGACTTCAAACCTAAATCATTTTTTGCTGTTAATTTGCATTACTATAACCCAGAGCAAAGAATAGGAATAGTTCAAAGTTTGATTAAAAATAAAATTCCAAGATTTGAAACTGGAGCACATAAATACTTATTATCAGAGGTCAAAACTCCTTACCTAGATCTTGCTGAAGCAGAATGGGACACCATATGTGTACTACCATTAGAAGAATTTGTGATGGATTTGGGTGGTGTAGAAATTCCAATTCCATCAAATAAAGTGTGGGGAAGATAAATGGCAGTACCAAAAGGCTGGTCTCAAAGATCTAATCCAAAAGAATATGAAGCGATTTTAATCAGGGGACAATATAAGTATGAGTTAAATGTTAATGTTGAAACTGGACAAAGGCAAATTTATACCATAGACCCAATTCTGGGAGTAAGAGAATTTGTTGGAACTATTAATGCTAATGGAACTGTAGTAAAACAAGAAGCTTGGAATAATATAGCAGGCCAACCAAATGGACAGACAAGATTAAAGGACATTATAGATACTAGCAGAATTGCAGCAAACAAATTAGTAAAAGAAACTGGAACTTCTACAGAAATAGAAAGGTTATCTAGTCAAAAGGAATACACAACTTTGAAAGCACAACAACCTGCTCCACCAAGTAGAGATCCAAATGCTCCTGATTCAGGATCTAATCCTCCAAATGCAGGAGGTGTTGGAGGAACTGGAGTGTCTGGTACAACTGGAGAACCAGTAACATTTGACAATAACCTAAGTAAATTTGGAAAAAATGAGACATATTCAGGAACCATCAGGTATCCAGAAAATATAAACTTAGGTCAAGATTATATGATGATAAGTCAATTTAAATATGTTGTTCCTGATGTATTTTCATCTGGATTTGATTCTGCAAATACATCTGAAATTTTAGGTAATAAGTCCTTGAGTTCAAGACAATTTACAGATTTAAAAGGATCTGTAATTCTTCCTATGCCAAACAATATATCAGAGGCAAATGAAACTGGATGGGGATCAAATGAACTTTCTACTTTATCAGCAGCAGCATTAGGAGTAGGTGTAGGAGCTGCAAAAAATATCGCTGAATTAGATCTTCCAGGTTTTATCTCAGGATTAAATGGAGGACTTCAAGGAGCAAGAGGTGCTGCTGCTTCAGAAGCTATAATAAAATTGGCAACATTAAATGCTGGAGCATCTATAGTTAGTAAATTTGGTCTTAATGTAGACCCTTCAGCATTCCTATCAAGAGCTACAGGAACAGTAGTCAACCCAAATCTTGAGCTACTATTTCAAGGTCCAAAATTAAGGACATTCCAATTCCAAATTAAGATGACTCCAAGAAGTCAAAAGGAAGCAAACAATATTAGAAGAATTATTAAATTCTTTAAAAAAGGAATGGCTGCTCAAAGATCAAATGCATCAGAAACTTCATTTTTCTTAGGAGCTCCAAATGTATTCCAAATTAAATTTATGTCAAATAATAGAGAGTTAAGAAGTATTACTCAAATTAAAACTTGTGCTCTGACTAATTTCACAGTTGACTATACTGCAGATGGTTTTTATTCAACCTATGAAGATCAGACAGCTAATGGTTCCCAACCAATAGCAACTAACATAACCATGTCATTCTCAGAATTAACTCCAATATATGAAGATAACTATGGAATAGATGATCATGTTGGATTTGGAGATAATGTAGATATTAATAGTTTAGATTCATCTAACTTTGAAGGAACTGGAGAAGATCCAAATACTCCTACTCCTACTCCAGGATCTTCAAGACCTTCAGCAGGAGGTGCAAGTGCTCCAGTAGCATTACCAACAAGAGTATTTCAACCTGGAGGATCTACAGCAGTTCCAGGACTTGATGATCGTAATGGATACCAACCTGGAACAGATTTTGGTCTTGGAGTAAGAGGATCATAACATGACATACTTCAGAAATTTCTCGGATATCTTATATCCTTCTCAACTACAATCTAAAAATTCATCTTCTGATCTAGTAAGAGTTAAAAATCTCTTTCGTAGATCTAAAATTCGTGATGACATACTTAATAGTGCAGTGGCATTTACTAAGTATAAAATCATTGGGGAAGAAAGACCAGAACAAGTTGCAGAAAAAATATATGGAAGTCCTACATTTGATTGGGTAGTTTTATTATCAAATAATATAATTAATGTTAGAACTGAATGGCCACTATCAGACTTTGAATTTGATGAATATATTTCTAGAAAGTATACTTCTGAAGAATTAATAGAACCTCATCATTATGAAACAGTATCTGTCTATGATAGTAGAGGAAAACTTATAGTTCCTTCTGGAAAACTAGTTGATTCTAACTTTACAGTCACATACTTTGAACCATCTATTCAGCAGGTGAATGTGATTACTGTTCCATTTTCATTTGATTCAACATTACAAAAATTTGATTCAACTTTAGTTAAATTTGACTCAGAAAAAATAGTAGAAAATATACAAGGAAATATAGTCACTGTTAATCCAGTAAAATCAGTGAATGTATATGAATATGAAATTGCTAAAAATGATAATAAGAGAAATATCTATATACTAAAACCAAGATTCCTACAGACTATTATAGATGATATGGAAGAAATAATGTCTTATGGATTTTCATCTCAGTATGTAGATATAAAAACAAAAAAAGGAGGTGAGTAATCACCTCCTAAATTCATCATTCTTCAGCCAACCTTTGGAAATAACTCAGAGCATCATCATCTTCATCTTCAGAAGATTGTGATGCTTTACTGTTAGAAGTAAACCTAGGAAGATCAACCACTTCTTCCTCAAGAACACCACGAGAATCATCTTCATCTTCAGTAGATTCATCTTGCTTAGGAGTAGTCTTTTTGCCAAGAACTACTTTCAGTCTACCATCAAGTTGTTCATAAGACTTGAAGTTTTCTACCTTCATGAACTCCTGAAGAGAGTATGCCTTTTTCCAAATTCCTTCAAGGGTATCATCATCAAAGTTGCCCAAGGTTGATGGAGTCTCAAACTCAGACTTATCATAGTTCCAATAACCATCTTTCTTGGTGATCTTCACTTTGAAGTTGGCACCATTCCAGAAGTCAAAAGGATCGATAGGAGTTTCATCATCAAACTCAGGTTGCATAGCAGCAGAGATCTTATCAAAGATCTTCTTACCATACTTGAATAGGAACACTTTCCCTTCATTTTCAGGGTGTGCCTTATCACTCACAACATAGATGTTGGAGTAGTAAGAAAGTTTACGCTTTCTTTGACGAACAATTTCTTGATTTGCTTTGCTTCCAGTATTCCACAGTTCACGATTTGCTTCACAAACTGGACACTGCTGACCAAGAGTTGTAAGACAATTATCAATCAACCATCCACCAGTTCCCTGGAAGGCATGATTGTATACTTTTGCCCATGGAAGATCTTCTCCCTCTGGGGCAGGAAGGAATCTGATAACTGCAAATCCATTACCTGCTTTGTCTACTTCAGGTTTCCACAGTCTATCATCTGAGGAACTACTTGAAGTATTCATCTTCTCTACTTCTTGAACCAGTTTAGAAGTAAGAGAACCAAGCTTGGATTGTTTTTTAAGGTCTGAAAAAGACATGGATTACCTCGGATTAATTGGATTGATCGGATTAAGATCACAAGAGTACTATAGCACAGCCAAATACCCTTGTCAACCTTTATTTATCTACCTTTTAAAGCAGTTTTTCTAAGACTATCAATTGTTTGTTGCATTGATTTGAATACAACATTTACATCTGGGTTTGGACCAAACCCTAAAATCTTTGCAGACTCTACCATTTGCTCTTTCATTCTTAAAGCATCTGGGTCATCAGAAAGAGATAATCTGGTATAAAGAATTTGCTGCTTTTCTAAAAGTTCAGAAAGAAGATTTATATGTTCTAATTTTTCATTAGTGTTCATAATGAAAAATGATGGAAGTTCTTTTACTATTTTCTTTTGAATATTTGCAATAGCATTCATTTCTTCTTGAACCATTTCTGAATCAAAAAAAGACATTTTACTCTCCTGTAATTGTATCCTTTAAAATCTTCTTATACTTGAACACATCGATATTTAGAAATGGTGTGTACTTCTTTATTTTTAATGAAACAGATTCCCAAATTGGATCTAAAAGTTTCTTGTCAAAATTATTCCTGATCAGGAATATTCTATCATAGATCACTAGTGTTTCAGGTGAAATATTCCCGCTCAGGAACTTTCTTAACACAGGTGGATGTCCCTTTTTACAGTCAAATGCTTGATCTAAAGTATACTCAGAGAAGAAGTTTTGAGTTTCTTGAGTAAAAAGATACTGCAAACTTTGTTGCCTCTTCA